TCCGCGCCTTGCGTGGTGGTGGCGCACTCTTAAGTGCAGAGCGTGCAACCCCTGAGGCTGGTCTATCTTCGACACTCGGCAGCGGAACAAGGCTCGGCTAATGGTTGCGAAGAAGTATCAGAATCCTGAAGGCGGTCTTAATGCGGCAGGACGCGCATACTTCAAGCGCACAGAAGGCGCTGACCTAAAGGCTCCGGTCAAAGGTGCGCCGAAAGGCCGTGAAGACCTTGGTCGCAAAGCCAGCTTCTTAGCGCGTATGGCTGGCAATCCCGGCCCAGACTATGACGATAAGGGCAGACCAACTCGGAAGCTATTGTCTTTACGGGCATGGGGCGCAAGCTCTACCGCTGACGCCAAGGCAAAAGCCAAGCGTCTCTCCGAACGTCTCAAGAATATGAAGGACTGAACATGCCTGAAGTATGGGATAAGCCGCGTCCGAAGGGCCTTGGCCCCAGCAAGAAGCTATCGCCAGCTCAGAAAGAGTCGGCAAAAAAGATGGCTGAGAAGGCTGGTCGCCCATATCCAAACATGGTCGATAACATTCGCGCTGCGATGAAAGGCAAAAAATGATGCCAATGGATTATGAAGACGAAGAAGACGACTTCCCCATGATGGCGAAGCGTAAAATGATGAAGATGATGAAAGCTAAGAAGATGCAGGAAGAAGAATATCCTGAATCTGAAAAGGAAATGTCTCTCATCAAAGTTGAGATTAAGATTGGCGATTCTAACGAAAAGAAGGGGAAGAAGTAATGCCGCTCAAATCTGGATCATCCCAAAAGACAATCTCTGCCAACATCCGCACTGAGATGAAGGCTGGCAAACCGCAGAAACAAGCTATCGCAATCGCTCTGTCGAAGGCTGGCAAAGCCCAGAAGCAGACCAAAGGCAAGTAAGGAAAAATCATGGCGCGTATGAAAGTCGAAGACATCATTAAGCGTTCTTCGCTGGCTAACGCGCGGAAGGACGAATGGCGCACGATTTATGAGGAGTGCTACGAATACGCACTCCCGCAGCGCAATCTTTACGATGGCTACTACGAAGGCGGAACGCCGGGTCAAAAGAAGATGCAGCGCGTCTTTGACTCCACCGCCATCGACTCTACCCAACGATTCGCTAACCGGATTCAGTCCGGTCTGTTCCCGCCCTATCGTTCATGGTGCCGCCTTCAGGCTGGCAATGAGATTCCACAAGATCGCCGTGGGCAAACCCAGATCATTCTGGACGCCTACAATGAGCAGATGTTCAACATCATGCGGCAGACAAACTTCGACCTAGCGATGTCGGAGTTCTTGCTAGACTTGTCTGTCGGCACTGCCGTCATGCTAATCCAGCCGGGTGATGAGATTACCCCAATCCGCTTTACGCCTGTGCCTCAATATCTCGTGGCGCTGGAAGAAGGCCCGCATGGCACGGTTGATAACGTCTATCGCAAGTTGCGCGTCAAAGGCGAAGTGATCGACCGTCAATGGGTTGATGCTAAGATTCCACCGGACCTAAAGGCTCAGATCGCTCGTAAGCCAACCGATGATGTCGAGTTGCTGGAAGCCACTGTCTATAACAAAGACATGGGCAAGTATTGCTATCATGTGATCCATGAGAAGAGCAAAAGCGAGTTGGTCTATCGCACGATGACCATTAGCCCATGGATCGTCGCCCGCTACATGAAGGTGGCTGGAGAAGTCTATGGCCGTGGCCCGCTGATCTCAGCAATGCCTGACGTTAAGACACTGAACAAAACGCTTGAGCTGTTGCTGAAGAACGCAAGCTTGGCGATTGCTGGCGTCTATACCGCAGCCGATGATGGTGTTCTGAATCCACAGACTGTCCGCATCCAGCCGGGTGCAATCATTCCGGTGGCGCGTAACGGTGGCCCAACTGGCCCATCTCTCATGCCATTGCCGAAGGCCGCAGACTTCAACGTATCGCAAATCGTGATCCAAGACTTGCGTATGAACGTCAAGAAGGTGCTGCTCGACGATACGCTACCGCCTGACAATATGTCGGCTCGCTCTGCCACTGAGATTGTGCAGCGCATGAAGGAACTGTCCCAAAATCTTGGCAGCGCCTTTGGCCGCTTGATTACCGAAGCCATGATCCCGATTGTGCGTCGCATCCTGTTTATCATGGATGAGCAAGGCTTAATTGTTATGCCGCTCAAAGTCGATGGTCAACAGGTCAAGGTTGTTCCGGTCAGCCCGCTGGCTCAGGCGCAAAACATGGACGAAGTAAACGATGTGCTTCAGTTCATGCAAGTCGTGCAGATGATGGGACCAGAAGCGCAGATCGCTCTGAAGAAAGACAACATCATCGACTTCATTGCCCAGCGCCTTGGCGTTCCGGCAAGTCTGTTGACTACGCAAGAAGAGCGGCAACAGATTATGACTCAGATGGCTGAGATGGCCCAGCAAGCAGCGATGGCGCAGCAAGCCGCAGCCGCACCGCCAGATGCAAATGCCCAGATGCAGATGGGCAATGAAGCCGCACTTATGGGAGCTATCCAATGAGTGAATGGGATGTGATTCGTGATTTCGCCGTCCCTCTTACGGGTCAGGCGGATAAGCAAGCCGATATGGATAAGTTGTACGCTCACTTGTTCACATCGCCGGAGGGTCAGAAAGTATTGATGGACCTCCGCAGCCGCACCATCGAGCAGCCATCTTGGTTCCCCGGCGAAGACGCTTCGCATGGGTTTGCTCGTGAAGGGCAGAACTCGATTGTTCGGATGATCGAAGAGCGGATTAAACGCGCGAGGACATAATGGCAGAAGAACAGACAACTCCGGCCCAAGGTTCTGAGGGTGCTACCGAAGGAACCGAGGAAAACCGGGGCCTGTTGGGTGTTGAACCCGAAGCCGAAGCAAACCATGAACAGGTCGCAATCCCGCACCTAGAAGGGCAAGAACCCGCTAAAGCAGAAGATCAGGACACAGAAGAATGGGTCCGGCCTGATTACTGGCCTGAGCAATTCTGGTCTGATGATGAAGGTCCTGATGTTGAAAAGATGGCCCGCAGCTATCAAGAGTTGCGAACCAAGATGTCGCAGGGGAAGCACAAGGCCCCCGCTGATGGCAAGTATGATATTGGCGTATTCAAATCTGCCGGTGTCGATGAAAAGGATGATCTGCTTCAGAAGTATGTGAGCAAAGCCAGAGACCTTGGGGTTTCGCAAGAAGCCTTCGATGAGATGGCAAAGCTTTATATGGAAGAAGTCGGAGCCGCCTTTGAAGAGATCGCGGTTAATCGTGAGGCTGAGTTAAAGAAGCTGGGGCCAAAGGCGAATGATATTTTGAAGGCCAATAATCAATGGCTGACCAAACTATCGCGCACGGTCCTGACGCAATCTGAAACGGATGCCATCGTTAAGGCGTCTGGCTCGGCAGCTTTTGTCTCGGCCATGAATAAGATTCGGCAAGCATCTGGTGAGATGGGTATCCCTGTTGACGCTACGGTTGTCAGCGAGGGCCAGCCATCTAAAGAAGACCTGTATGCAATGGTCGGTGATCCGCGCTATGGCAAGGATATGCGCTTCACCAGAGAAGTAGAAAATATGTTCGCCAAAGCATTTAACCAGTAACCATCTGGCGACTATTTGACTAATACGAACGGCGGGGTATATATTCTCGCCGTTCGACAATCCTAACGGACCGGACATCTTCAGGTCGGGACACCTTAAAGTCCAAGCTGACAGCCCTTCGCGGGAGAACTGTCGCGCCGAACCCAAATCGTCACTCTCTCAGGAGGCAAACAAATGTCGCTTCAGATTTCGAGCGCCTTTGTTACCCTGTTCGACGCGGAAGTTAAGCAGGCATATCAGGGCCAACGCGCCCTTGCCGGTCTCATCCGCGAACGCTCGGGCGTCGAAGGCTCAACCGTTAAGTTCCCTAAAATTGGCAAGGGTGTTGCTACGCAGCGCATCCCTCAGGCTGATGTTACCCCGCTCAATGTGTCCTATTCTCAGGTCACGGCAACGATGTCGGACTACATTGCCGCCGAATACTCGGACATCTTCAACCAGCAGAAGGTCAACTTTGATGACCGCCGTGAACTGGTTCAGGTTGTCGCGGGTGCCATCGGTCGCCGCATGGACCAGCTCGTGATTGGCGCTCTCGAAGCGTCCAGCACTTCGCTCACCGTTGACGAAGACCTCGGCGGCACGAACGCCTCGCTCAACGTAACGAAGCTCCGTCGCGCCAAGCGCCTTCTTGACGCTAACAACGTCCCGATGGATGGCCGCATCGCCCTCATCCATGCTCGCTCGCTTGAGGGCTTGCTGGGTGAAACGGCTGCTACTTCGGCTGACTTCAACAGCGTTCGCGCTCTTGTCGCTGGCGAAGTCAATACCTTCCTCGGCTTCCGGTTCGTCACGATTGGCGACCGCGATGAAGGCGGCCTCGGCTTCGGCTCGGCAAACATCCGTCAAAACTGGTTCTTCCACCGCGATGCTGTCGGCATGGGCATTGGCATGAACTCGAAGACTGAGATCAACTATGTCCCTGAAAAGACATCGTTCCTCGTGGCTTCGATGTTCTCCGCTGGTGCGGTTGCCATCGACGCTGAAGGCATCGTCAAGGTCGAAACCTACGAAGCGTAAGGAGAGACCATCATGGCGTTTGATATTGCTAACTTCGGCCCCCTCGGTGGTCAGTCTCGTCGCGGTAAAGCTCCGATGTGGTGGACCTATACCACCACTGACGCGCACACCACAGTTGACGGTGCTGGTTACTTCAACAGCGGCACGGCCTATGCGGGCGTGTATAACCACCTTGAAATCGGTGACGTGATCTACGTTTGCGTGACTTCTGGTGGTGCGCTCTCGACGGCTGGCGTCCATGTCGTAAAGGACAAAGCGTCCGGCACGGTGGATGTCACCAACGTCACGGCCTTCACGGTCACTGACTCTGACTAAGCCAGATGGCTAATGCCATCTACGAGACTAAGCATCGGGGTTGCGCCATTGTATGTGGCGCAGCCCCTTCTTTGTTTGCTGATTTAGAAGAAGCCAGACTGCTTCGGCCTGATGCCGACATCTACGGGTGCAACAACACAGCGGCACTTGTGCAGGAAATTGAGCATGTCTGGACTCATCATCATACTCTGGCTGGACAGTATAAGAGGGACGCCAAGCGACCCATTTTTGTTCACGGCAACACGCAATACCCAGACATCGACTACTTTTGGCCCGCGCATTGGATATGCGGTTCATCGGGTGTTGGCTCGGCTTTGTGGGCTAAGTGGCTACTTGGCTACGATGAAGTGATTATGTGCGGCATCCCATTGACCCCAGAGAGCAAGGTTTATGTGGATGGCTACCCGACTAAGCCCATGAAGAACAGCCAGACAGAATGGGCGGATGACGGCAATTTTAATACATGGCATCATCAGGTTCTAATCCGCAGAGATGAAGGCCGATTTCAGGGGATCACCTCTATGTCTGGCTGGACGCGGGAGACATTCGGAGCGCCCAAGTGATTCGCATCGTGACCGTTCTGAAGACGGGTGGCGAATATACGTATAAGCACGTAGAGGCAATTCGTCGCATGTGTGAGAAACATGCTGGCCCTCACGAGTTCCTGTGCCTGTCTGATCTGGCTGGCGTCGACCTGATCCCGCTTCGGGACAACCTACCCGGCTGGTGGTCGAAGATGGAAGCCTTCAAACTGCCGGGGCCATGTATCTACTTTGATCTTGATACTGTGATCCTTGGTTCCCTTCAGGACGCTATCGCCCTAGCAAGGGTGACACCTTTTGCCATCCTGAGGGATGCCTACCGTGGCAAGACCGATCCCAATGCTATGCAATCCAGCGTTATGATGTGGTGCGGAGATATGAGCCATTTATACACAGCCTTTATTGTGGACGCTGACCAGCACATGAAGATGAAGGGCGGAGACCAAGCCTTCATCGAGCAACAGATACGTAGAACTACGTATATACAGGATATGCTACCCAATCAGTTCGTGTCATATAAGGTGCAAGTCAGAGACCGTGGCATCCCAGATAACGCTAGGGTGGTTTACTTTCACGGTCAGCCTAGGCCATGGAATCAGACAGAGGTTCCTTATGACTAAAGTAGTAGATGGCTGGCATATCCCAGACATGGACCAGAAGTGCTTTCAGGCCGTCATGGTCGAAGCCGAATCAATCCGCCGCGTCGTGTCGCGCTGTGCCATGCGGAGAACTTGCCTACAGGCTGGTGGCAACATTGGCATATTCCCGAAAGCCTTGGCCGGATTCTTCCAGACTGTGCATACCTTTGAGCTGGCCCCTGAGAACTTCATAGCCATGCAGCTTAACTGTGCTGGGCATGACAACATCATCATGCGGAACTTGGCTCTGTCTGACTTCCATGGGAAAGTCGGGGTTGACCGGATCAAGCCCAACAATATCGGAGCGCATCAGGTCAAGCTGAATGGCGACATCCCGACAATTATGATCGACGATCTTGGTCTAAGTGACCTTGATCTTCTGTGGCTGGATATTGAAGGGTCAGAACATTCGGCCCTATTGGGAGCCACAAAGACCCTGCATGAATGTTCACCTGTAGTAGTCCTAGAACTAAAAGGGCTAGGACAGCGGTATGGTTACTCAGATCAGCAGACATTCGACCTTATGGAATCTTTAGGGTATAAGGTTTCTGAGAAGATCAGCCGCGATTATATCTTCGTTAGAGGTTGAGATGGCGACCGGAGATTCAAAACTTACAATCTGTAACGACGCTCTGATTATGCTCGGCGGTCGCGTCATCTCGTCTTTCTCTGAAGGGACGGATAACGCTCAGGTTGCAGACCGGCTCTATGATGACATCAAGATCATGTGTCTTACGATGTATCCATGGAGCTTCAGCTTCAAAAAGGTTCAGCTCGCTAGGACGTTGAATAC